CATAGAGGTACCATATCAACCGAGCCTACTTGGCGCGTATTTGCTAGGCTTACACATAAATCAATCGCACCAGTCAGACCTGTGAATAATGTAATAAGAAGGCATTGTCAAGTTTACTTGAATCCAGAATCTTTTAGCTGGTAAAAGCCGCTAATTAAAGCGGCTATTATTTAGAAGTTAGTAAATACCCTGATAGTGCTGCCTGTATCGGGGCTTTCTTCTGCGTTAAAGTTTAGCGTACTGTTTGAGTATCCTGTTTCCATAGGCTGCTCATGCTCTGACAAGTATGCTCGCTCAACTTGAACAATCATAGAATTACCATCAGCCCAAACAATCTCAAACGCCAAGTTAACACGCTCACCATTTAGGTATGCGTCTTCCCATCGTGTTGAGTCTGAAATGTAATTCTTAGCAACAAAGCTACCATTTACAGCAAACTCACGCGCACCTAGCGACTTACGAGCACATCCCGCAGCGGCAGAGCCTTGATAGTTGTTTGCAACTTCAATAGATGCAGACTTTAATGAGCACTCAGCAGGAGCGCCATCAAGCCAGAATTTCTTGAATTGATTCTCAACGCCTACAGCCTCACTCGTATCTTCTGCCGCATCAGTTTGCCCTGTGATTGCTACACGGCTAGACTCTGCAACTTCCCACATCATATTGATGGTAGCGGTTAACAGCTCTTCTTCTGGAATCTCAAGAGACATTGAATCAATCAGGCCATCAGTGAAATTAAAGTAAGCTAAATCGCCTGCGCTGGCTTTATCAAGTTGGCGGCGTTGCCCTAAAAAGTATGTAGGTGACTTGCCGTTGACGTATTTCTTGCTTGCAATAGCGATACTTGCGCCCACGCTTTCCAATGCAGCAGGAGCTACGCTAGTTGTTACGATATCGCCTGCAACGCTTGATACATAATAGCTAATGTTATTATCGTCATCAGTTGCACCGCTGACAAAGATAAAGTCACCAGCAGTCAGTAATACATCAGCACCGGGGAAAACAAAGCCAGAGCTTGTAATCTCAACATCAGTACCAGTGTAGGAATTATCATCAACAACTGAATGAATTGCAGCTACAGTTAAATTTTTAGTTTGCTGAAATACCTCTGTTGATAATTCTGCCATTTGCTCAGAGCTAGTCTGAATGTTTGGCTTTCCGTTTTGGCTATTACTTAACGTGCTTGATGTTGTCGAGCCTTTAGTTTGCTTAGGCGCACCGCCGACGCGTTTTACTTTAAAAAACTCAGGGTTAACATCAGCAGCACCCTTTGTTGTTTGCGAGGATAGGTGGACGCTAATATCTTGTCCGACTAACTCGCGATCGTTTACTGTTGTACTCATAATGTTTCCTCAAAATAACCGTTTATATTTACATCGACTCTATAGAATTTAGAATCTACTTGCTTGCCGACTATATCAATGTCACTTGTTTGCGTCACGTAGTTGTCGAACTCTTGTTTTTCAAATAGCGTTTGAATCTCGCTAGCAGTTGTTAGTATACCAGCTCTATCGCTTCTATCAGCATTTGGCACGTAAATAGCTACTGTGTGAATGAAAAATTGCCTAATGCATCTCGCAGTATCTGCCGCTGTTTGTTGTCGCAAGCCTAGAGCTGTGCTTTGCACTAAATGCTTACCGCTTATGGTTTTAGCATCCCCCGCATCCATATTAGCTAATTCATTAGTGGTGTATCCAGTCGGCATGCTTTCGTATAAACGCGTGTAAAACGCATTAAATAACCCGTTTAAATAACTCATATATTAACCGCCGCTTGTATTGTTAGGCTTAATGTTTTAGGTGGTGTCTGCTCTGAATATCCAGTCTCCATAATTCTATAAGCGTAAGGCTGATTGTTTTGGATATAGATAGTCGGGTACTTTATGTTTTTAGCAGAGCTTATAATTGAAACGCCTTTGCTGATTGTTGGTTGCCCTGATTTATCGGGCGTGTCTACAGTCGCATTTGTAGGGTTGCTTATTGTTGGCAGGAATGAAGCCCGAAGGATGCCGTCTCTAACAGCAGAGGCGGTAACAAGCTGGTTGAATATGTATATGCCAACTCTTACGGACTCATCAGAAACAACTTCTTCTAAAAAGTCCGATATGTCAGCCGCTCTTTCATTCCTGCCAGCCATTAGATAACAACCCTAATAAAGTACGCCGCATCCGCTGGATCGCCCTCAACTTGATTAATGTCATAGTCAACACCGTTATAGCTGCAATGATAACTTTCGTCAAAGTCGCTAGGTACAGGCGCAGCGTTAAGTATTACTAAGTATATCTCTGAGCTGGTAACGTTAGTGAAAACCTTTTCAGCAGTCTTTAAATCAAGTGGAATTGCGCCAGTCTCAGCATTAAATGGCGGAGTCTCACCCGTCACAGGGCTGTAATCACCATTCTTTTTAATAATAAAAGGCCGTTTAAAGTCCGCAAATTCATCATCAATAAGCTCAGCCGCTAATTCTTGAAACTCACTCTTAAGTGTAGCCATTAGCACTTCCTGATTCTGCCCATGCTGCCACCGCCGAAGCTGGTAACAAATGGGCGCATTAAATTATCAATCACGCTAACATCATAAAGCGATGTTTTAGCTGTGCCTTCCTGATACTCAACAGACTTAGATAGTGATGCAAGCTGCTTACTCTCGGATGTCACTAGTCCGTTTACTGATTGCTCTGACTCATTAACGAATAGCTTGCCTATTAACGCTTGCCATGCCGCCTGCGTTGCTGCGTATTGAATGTCAAGTATAGCAACGTCATCAGTGGGTAAGTCCATAGCTTGCGAATCGTCAACCTTATCACCCTTGAATTTATATCGTGGGTCAACAAACATTAAAGCGCTACGGCTTAACGCTTGCTCTATCTGTAAGTCAGTATAAGCAGGGGTTACATAATCAAACCCAAGCAAATCAGCGTTATCTTTAAACTCTTGCACTGTTAAGTATGAGTTAGTGCCAACTATTAAAGCCATCTATTTACCCTCGTAAGCATTGGGATCGAGAGGCCAATCTTCTTCAATAAAATTATTCATGCTACACCCTTGATTTAAAGTTGCGCTTCAGGGCTGTTGAGAATCCAACTCAATTGCAAGATGGCTAACCATTCCTACAAGCACCGCGCTAAAACCTATAATTTGTTTATTACGTTTGATTATAGCTTATAGCTAAAGGTTATTAAACATTCAATCGTTTTGGCGTTATTATTGGTGGTATCAAAAATAAAACAGCGGAGAAATAATGACTGACATTTTAAAGCTTGATTGGCAGGAGATAAAAAAGTTATCACTTGATGAGGCAAAGGAAATGCAATTAGTTGCAAGGGATATTCTTTTGGCTACTGATGTCGGGGATGAGATTGGTTTAATTCATAGCTTACTTGGTAAGTTAAATAATCACATTAAGTTAATTAACAAGGCAAATCATGCCAGTAAAAAATCACTAGCAAGCAGACTTAAGGAGCAGAAGCAAGCTAGAAACGCCATGAAAATTGAGATGGAAAAAATCAAATCAGAAAGGGCTGCAATGATCGAAGAGATAAATTATTTAAAAAGTAAAATTTCTAGACTTGAAAAGCAGAATACATTCAACTCAAGATTTAAGAGGTAGTTTTGGTATTGTTATTAGTGAAAGTTAATTGATGGAGAGTGAAATGAGCAATTTAAAAACAGGATTAATGTATAGCGAGCTTAGCAGTAAGGTTTATTGGGGTACTGTCAATCAAAAAACTGGCATAGCTAGGGCTGGCAAGAAAGATGTTACTAGCGATTTTATCGGTGTGATGCTGAAAAAATTCCCTGTTGGCTTTAAACAAAACATAGAATGCAATGGCAAGGTTGAGGCTGTGGTGATTGTGGTCGATGAAGAAAAGGCCAACAAGTATAGCTGTGCAGGCGAGATGTACGATGAGATAAAGCAAGATATTGTAGATTTAAAGGAGTTTATATTAACGCTCAATGAGCAATCTAACGACTGGCTTTTTTACAACTCTAAATTACAAGGTAAATCCCAGCTACTAGCAAAAGCAAGAGGCGAATCATGAAGCTATTAATATCAACAGCAACGCTGATCGCAACTATATATTCGATGTTGTTTAGTGTTGATTTATTCAGCGGCTTTGAGGTTGTGCAATACACACCGGTGTTTGTGATACTTATTTGCTCGATATGTGCATTTGGGATAATCGAACATCAATTTGAAAAGGGGAGTGATTATGAATAACGAAATGACAGATTTAAGCTTTACACAAACAAGTAAGGCAA